ATGGGTCTTAGAGCTAAACAGCTTAAGTCTATGATGCGTATTCTTACTTATAAGGCTGGGGCAGCTGGTTGTACTATTCTATTCAGTAACCATACCTATGATGATCCTTCTGCTTTGATGCCTTCGTTGATTAAACAAGCAGCTGGTGGTAGCGGACCACAGTATATGGCCTCTATTCTATGTCAGCTTGCAAAGAAGAACGAACGTCAAGATGCAAGTAACGATGAAGATGAAATTCTACCTGAAGCTCGTAACTATTCTGGTACCACTCTTAGGTTTCTAACTACTAAAAACCGTTTTGTACCACCTCTATTACAAGCTGAGATTTACCTTAACTATAAATCAGGTCTAGACAGGTATAGTGGTGTTAAGGATATGGCTGTAAATCACGGTGTGTTAACCCAGACTGGTTCCACCTTTCAGATTAACATTGAAAGTGAAGATGGTAAACGAAAAGTAGGTGATAAGATCGGTTATTTTAAAAACTGGCGACGCGATATAGACCTATGGGAAAATTATATTATACCAGAATTGGATAAAAAGTTGAAATCCGCCTATAAGTACGGTAAATAGCCTTATATGGCTAACATCGCAATCTACGGCTCGCATAATGGCGCTATTGCCTTGGAAAATAATGGTGAATATCACGTTATTGAATTTGAACGGTTTTTTAATGTAAAGAATATCGGTCTAGCACAATACAAGCCTCTTCGGTATAGAGAAGAGGCTGTTTATGCAATGTTAGACTATATCGATAAGGAACTAGGGTTTAAAGCTCCTTTCGATAACATGATTCATATTAATACTGAATGTGTTCATGACGATATTACCTACAGTTACAAGGATTATATTCCTGCTAAAAACGTTTATGAAGGTTGGCACCACCATGCACATGCAAGTGGATCTTTCTATCAATCTGATTTTAAACAGGCCTTAATTTTTAGTTTCGACGGCGGTGGTAATGATGGTTTTTTCAACATCTTTTTAGCCGATAGAAAAAATGGTGTTACATATCTTGATAAAACCAACCCCGCCGATCGAACTAAATACGACTTCGACTTTGGATTTCCTTATATGTGTTTTGCACACTTCTGCAAAGACATTAAACAGGAATGGATTTCTGACGGTAACTTAGTTTACAGTGGTAAGATCATGGGTCTCTGTAATTTTGGTAAAAGTAGAGATGAATGGTTACCTCACTTCAAGAAATTTTACTATGCTAAACCAGATGGTGAAAATTATGTTAGATATCTTAAGGAATATATTGGTGATCCATGTGGTTTGGTGTTTGATGAAAACAATAGACTTGAAGGTCAGTTGAGTTGGGACGTTGCAGCCACATCTCAAAAGGCTTTTGAAGAGTGTTTTTATGAAGTAGCTAAACCTTATTTAGACAAATATGAGTTACCTATTATCATTACTGGTGGGTGCGGCCTTAACATATTACTTAGCACTGATTTACGACAGCGTTATCCTGAACGGGGTGTCTTCGTGGCTCCTAACACTAATGATTGTGGAATTGCTGTTGGGTTATTGGCCGGTTTTAATAAACCCGATACTCCTATTGATATTACATACGGTGGTACGGAACTAATCGATAAAAATACCTACCCTGCTTGGATTGAAAGTAACGTTGCTAAGCCAGTTACATTTAATGCCATTGTTAGTGAACTATGTAGTGGTAAAATCTTTGGAGTTGCAAGAGGTCGTTGTGAACATGGTCCTAGAGCTCTTGGTAACAGATCAATCATCTGTAATCCAGCCTTCCCTGAGATGAAAGATATTCTTAACCATAAAGTTAAGCATAGGGAATGGTACAGGCCATTTGCCCCGGTATGTAGACTAGAAGATGCATCTAAGTACTTTGAATGGGAAGGTGAATCAAAACACATGTTGTATTGCCCTAGGGTAAGACCTGAATGGCAAGATAAGCTTTCATCTATTACCCATATTGACGGTACTGCAAGACTTCAAACAGTAACAAGAGAACAAAATGAATGGTTGTATGACCTTCTTACCGAATTTGAAAAGAAAGCTGGACATGGAGTTCTTCTTAATACTTCATTTAATATTGCAGGTAAACCAATTCTCAATACTATTGCCGATGCTATGTGGGTGTTAGAACATTCACAAATGGATTATCTCATTATTGAAGATTTTTACTATGGTAAACATTGGTAATAGTTCTATAATATAGCATATGAGTGAAAGAAAACTACGTAGAGCTGTAATGCCATTTAGTGGTGGTATGGATAGTGCTGTTATGCTTAACATGGCTCAAACAGCACATGATGAATTATATTGTATTACTTTTGATTACGGTCAACGTCATAAGCGTGAGATCGAATGTGCTAAAACTCAAATTGAACACAATGAAGTAAGATCATTTAGTCACTCGTTCGAGTTTCATCGTATCTATCATAAGATTATTGATGTTTCGTTTATTAAGGAACTTGCAACAACTAGTTCACTTACTAATACTGATATTGATAACCCTGATGTTAAAGATATGGTTGGTGAGGCTCAACCAGTGAGTTATGTACCTTTTAGGAACCAATTGTTTCTAAGTATTGCATGTGCTTATGCTGAGTCTATTGGTGCTGATACTGTATATCACGGTGCTACCCAAGTTGATAGTCTTGCTGGTTACTGGGATGGTAGTCCTGAATTCCAAGATAGTTTCAATAAATTGATTAGTCTTAATAGGCAGAATCAAATTACAGTTAAATGCCCGTTAATTAACCTTAGTAAAAAAGACATTATTCTATCTGGTATTAGTAACAGGGTAGATTTTGGTGAAACATATACGTGTTATAGTGGTGATGAAATTGCTGATGCAACTACACCAAGTAGTGCATTACGTATTAAGGGTTTTTGTGATGCTGGTTATATTGACCCTCAACCATATAAGCAAGATCTTACATCATTATGGGAAGAGCATGACTGTAAGCCATGCCCTACTGGATTCTTTTTACAAAAAGGAGGTACTAGAGGTTAATAGTCCTCTAAATCGTCGTCCTGATATTCGGACATATCATCATCGGGACGATCATCAATTTCATCATACTCCGTGTCCATAGAAGCGGTGGGATCAACATAATCAGCAGTAGTTGGTTCCACCGCTTCGCCACCCTTAATGTTAATTTCGTCTAAGTAACCGTCAGCTATCATTCCACCTAAAAGTACTTCTGCTTCTTTTTTATCCATTCCTGTTTTAGTAAGAAACTCCATTATGTCTTTAGCTTTTGCTGAATCGTCTGCTTCAACATACCTTACAACATCACGTTGGGCTGTGTTTAATCTTTCTTCGTATGATTTATCAGCAACTTTAAATTCTCTGTTACCAAGTTTAACTTTACTACTGGTTTTTTCTTTACGCTGTCTTGTTGCTCTTGATCTTATACCCGAACCTTTACCTTTTAACCTCATCATCATTTCATAATATGATTCAGGTCTTTCTTCTCCCGTATCCGGGTCTACGACAGTTTTACGTTCTCTATCTTTGTATTGTTTTTTACGTCCTTCTTCAATGGACTGCATATACGATTCAAATAGAAATTGATTTTCTCTGTCTTTCATTATTATTATTTAATATATGTGTGCAATATTTGGTACAAAAAATAAAGAACAATTCGATTCATTATATGAACTAAATCATAAACGTGGTGGGTTTGCGTTTAGTGTAGTTTTTAGGAACAAAGACGGTAAATTTATGACTACTAAAGGTCGTGAATATATCAAACCACTAAGTAATGCAAAGTATATTCTAGCCCATGATCAAGCTCCTACTTCTTCAGTTCGTTTATATGATTACCGTACTTCTCACCCGTTTGTTTGTGGTGAGTGGGTAGTAGCACATAATGGTGTATTAACAAATCATAAGGAACTGTTAAAAGAACATAATTGTGATGTTGATAGTAGTTATATACCTGCTCTTCTTGATAAGGAGACTAAAGGAGAAGTAACTTCTATTGAAAATGTGTGTAGTTTATTAGAAGGTACATTTGCATGTTGGATAATTAATAAATCAAGTGGTAACATTTACTTAGTTAAACAAGGTAGTACGTTATTTTATGATGGCACTACATTTTCATCAGTAAAATTTACTGGTAGTTATGCATTGAGAGACGGGGTTGTTTATCTTGTTGAAGATACAATTGCTCCAATTGGTAAGTTTAAAAGTAACAGTCCTTTTGCATTGATATAGACAGCTACTTTATAAAATATTTTATATGAAGAGAGCACTCGTATGCGGTGGAGGTGGTTTCATTGGAAGTCACCTCGTTTCCCGTCTTAAAGAAGAAGGGTACTGGGTTAGAGCAGTAGACCTTAAGGAACCAGAATTTTCAACAACCAAAGCTGATGAATTTGTTGGTGGTGATTTAACAGATTATAATTTTGTTCGTGAAATAATTGTAACTGGTGATTATTTCCATAAACCACCTATTCAATATAGAGAGCAGTTCGATGAAATCTATCAACTTGCTGCTGATATGGGTGGCGCTGGTTATATTTTTACTGGTGAAAACGATGCTAATGTTATGCAGAACTCAGCATCTATTAACTTAAATATATTAAAGGCTGTAGATGAGTCGAACCTGTTTTTTCGATCTGATTGGTATCATGAGGCACGTTTAGAACACACTTCTTACGAACCTATTAATACTAAAATTTTCTACAGTAGCTCAGCGTGTATGTACCCTGAACATAACCAATTAGACCCGGAGAACCCTAACTGTGAAGAAAGTTCCGCATACCCGGCCAACCCAGATAGTGAATATGGATGGGAAAAGCTATTTAGCGAAAGGTTATACCTTGCTTATAATCGGAATAGGGGTATACCCGTTCGTATTGCACGTTTTCACAATATTTTCGGACCTGAAGGTACATGGAAAGGTGGAAGAGAAAAAGCCCCAGCAGCACTATGTAGAAAGTTTGCCCAAGCCGAATCAGGAGACACCATAGAAGTGTGGGGTGACGGTGAACAAACACGGTCTTTCTTGTATGTTCATGAGTGTGTTGAAGGTATACGTCGTTTAATGGAGTCAGACTTTACCGGTCCAGTTAATATTGGTTCAGATGAGATGGTAACTATTAATAAAATGGTTGAATACCTTAAATCCATTAGTGGTAAATCACTTAAAACGGTACATAAGTTAGATGCACCGACTGGGGTACGTGGAAGAAACAGTGATAATAACCTTATCCAAGAAAAGCTTGGTTGGTCACCTAATTTTGCATTAAAGGAAGGCTTGCGACTTACTTATAGTTGGATTCTTGAACAAGTAAAACTTGATAAACAAGAGGCATAAGTATATAATCGTCTACGTATATGAGTAGACAAACGTTAGACTTAGATTATTTCGAAAAAGTCGTGGTTTACAAGAGTCTTACTGATGACCGTTACTTGGCATCAGTTATAGACCATGTGCAACCACGATTTTTTACTGATGAAAGCTTTAAACGTGTATTTACGTTAATTACGTCTTTCTTTCAAAAGAGATTTACCGTACCTACTAAGACAGAGATATTATCTTTCTGTAATACACCTGAACTTAAGGAAGATTTCAAGAACACCGTTAAGAAGATAAAAGACATTGATAAAAACTTAAATGTTGACGAGTTATATCAAAATACGGAACGGTTTCTTAAAGAAAAGTCAGTTTACCATACAATGACTGATGTGGCTGATGATTGTTCTAAAGGTGATATTAACCCAGCATCTATTTTTGATAAGTTTGAGAAGTGTTGTAGTATTAATCTATCAGTAGATACAGGGTTTGACTTCTTACGATCGTATTCACGGTTAATTGAAGACCTTAAGACTGAAGAACCAACTATATCATCGGGTTGGCAGTGGTTAGATAATAAGCTAGACGGTGGGTTCCTTGAGAATGGTAGGTCTATTTACATATTTGCTGGTGAAACTAACGTTGGTAAGTCAATTGTGTTAGGTAACATAGCATGTAACATAGCTAAACAAGGTAAAACGGTACTATTGGTTAGTCTTGAGATGTCTGAAATGGTTTATGCTAAGAGATTAGCTGGTAACTTAACGGGTATTGAAGTTAATAACCTTAGATATGAATTACCTCAGTTAGAAGATAAGTTACAATCATTTATTACTAATAACCCAACTAGTAGATTGTTAATTAAGGAGTTTCCACCTAGTACTATTACGCCTTCCCAATTAGGTGCCTTTATCAAGAAGATACAACAGAATGGGGTTGAGTTAGATGCTATTGTACTTGATTATGTTAACTTAATGCACTCACCAATGGGTAATAACAGCTATGAAAGAGTTAAAATAGCCACAGAACAAGTACGTGCCTTGTCATATCAGTATAACTGCCCAGTTATTACTGCAACACAGTTAAATAGGTCAGGTTATGATAAGGAAGACCCTAGTCTTGATACTATCGGTGAGAGTATGGGGTTGGCAATGGGTGCTGATGCTATCTTTTCCGTATTTCAGAAAGAAGAAGATAGGGACTTAGACATCATTCGTATGGGTGTCATGAAGAACCGTTTCGGACCTAATCATGGTACTAGTGAGTTTAGTATTCATTACCCAACTCTTACTATTAGTGATGGTGATATACATGATATTGGTAGTACATCGGCTGATGTTATATCAGTCATGGATGGGTTAGGTAAATAGTTGAAGAAATGATGTTTATTACTAATTATTCTTAATGTCTGGTAGGTGTTATGTATTTACTGATGCTGATTTAGATGGTGTTGGTAGTTTTATGGTTAGTAGGTGGTTAAAGGGTATAACATCCTTTACCACAACAACTCATAAACACTTTAGAGAAGATTTTGTTAGGTGGTTGTCGTCTAATAAGCTTTCCGACTATGAAAAAGTCTATATATTCGACATCAACGTTGCTGAACATTTTGATTTACTTGATCATCCTAACGTTAACGTTATTGATCACCATAATGGTAAAGATGGTTACGTAAATTTTAAAAAAGCTACGTTGGTGCTCGACCAAGACTTTAGTTCTACTACTAAATTAGTACTTAAAACATTTCTTCGTGAAGATCCTTCCTTAAGTTCCAAGTTAACTCATCAAATAGCCAAGTTTGTTAACCTTGTGGATGATTATGATAGCTATAAATTAGCTTTACCTGATAGTATTGGTCTTAATAACGTGTTATGGTCGTATACCGGTAACCGGGTTACTAAGTTCTTAGAAGAGTTTAGTTTAGGCTTTAATGGTTTCAGTACGTTCCATAAAAATATGATAGCTATTGCTGAAAAGAAGGTACAAGACACGGTCAACACAGTTGATACATTCATGATTAACTTTCCTATAGATGGAAAGGAACGTAAAGTGGTGTGTATTCAATGTGATCATAACATTAATGAAGTAGCTTATGAGGTTTTAAAGAAACATAACGCGGATATTTGTTTAGTTGTTAATTTAAAATCAAAAAGTGTAAGTTTTAGAAAGTCAAAGTCATGTAACGTTAACCTTTCTAAGTTAGCTAACAAGTTATGTGATGGTGGAGGTCATTCTGACTCAGCAGGTGGAGCAGTTAATGAAAAGTTTCTTAAATTAAGTAAGATGTTTACTAAAATATGAAAATCTCAAGTAACAACCCTTTAGAAAACACGTATGTTAAAGAGACAACTCATACGTTTATGGGGTTTTGTTCCTTTATTTCTATTTTACATAACAAAAAAATAAATTTACCTAACATCTTTATAATGCTACTCAAAGATAGAAAGCTTAGAACATTTTTTAAAGAACTTTTAGACATTGATACCGATTATGAATTCGTTCAAATGTTTTTATTCTTTGATCCCTCTCTTCATAAAAGCAAATACATAATGAAGTATGTCAATAGTAGGAGAAAAAACTTGATATTGTAGAGTTTATCTTTATTATTGACTTAATGACTGACTTTGAAAAGTTAATTTATAATCGACATCTTGCTGAAACTAGATCTAGTCAAGGTAAACCTTTTAAACTAAGACAAAACTTCGATAAAATTGACGAGTCAACAAAAGTATACCTTACCCGCTTATCAAACTTCTTTAATAAGCATAAAAATATTAACATAAATAAATTTTTTAGAGCTCCATTTAAAATATACAAAGACAAACCTCATCTTGGGCTTGATTTTTATCTAAGTATGAAAGCAGTCAAGCTTTATCGAGAGTATATCAATTCAATTAACAGGCAATCTCCAGATTCAGATGATGCTAAATTAGGTTTTAAACAATCTATGGAGTTTGTTATCAAGTTTTGCAAAGATAAACAAATAAAGTTTTCTGATTATGTTAATTTCAAGGAGGAAAATGCAATGAATTCGTTTTTTGAGCATTTAAAACACGGAAAAGTTACATTACTTTTCCTTTTTATGTACCCATCTTTTGAACTGCAACTTAAAACCGTAGACGTTGAAATGAGACAACATATTTTAGGTGATACATTTAATGATATTACCAATATGAGGGTTAAATTTTACAATTGTTCAGAACAAACCAAAGGTATATTCAAAAAACATTTTGATAATGCCGTAAAAGTAATGGGTTGATTTAAAATCGGTTTCTTCTATAATTAATTTTGTAAGGTGACGAGTGTTACCTATACGAAAAATAACGAAATAAAAACTAAAACTAAACTAAAATGACAAATATTAATACATTATTCGAAAGCATCAAAGGTTCTATGGAAAAAGCAACTGGACAATCAACCAGAGGTCAGTTTCTTAGGACAGAAGTAGGTAATACATACACTGTTAGGTTGATTCCTAACGTTAAAGACCCAGCTAAGACATTCTTCCATTACTATACACATGGATGGACGTCGTTTGCAACTGGTCAGTACGTTAATCACATCAGTCCTAATACGTGGGGTGAACGTGATCCTATTGCAGAAACAAGGTATAGGTTGTCTAAGACTGGTTCTGAAGAAGAAAAGTCAAAGGCATCATCTATTCTTCGTCGTGAAAACTGGATGGTCAATGTGCTTGTTATAAATGACCCGGTTAATCCTGATAATAATGGTACGATTAAGTTACTTCGCTTTGGTAGACAGTTGCATAAGATCATTATGGAGGCTATGCAAGGTGAAGAAGCTGAAGATTTCGGTCCTCGTATCTTTGACGTTGCTAATGGCTGTGATTTTCGTATCAAAGTTGAGAAGCAAGGTGATTACCCTACCTATGTTTCATCTAAATTCGGTATGCCTAAGACACTCACCACTGATTATGATGGTGGTGCTGATGCAATTCATAACGATGCATTTGATCTTGAGTCAGTCTTTACAGTAAAATCGTATGACGAACTAAAAGAAGTGTTGAACGAGCATTTTTACTGTGTAAGT